AGGACCACAAGGTCGTCGCCGGTGACACTGGCTTCCTCTACACCGGAGCCATCGCCTGATGGCTAAGGACAAGGCGCCCGCTGAGAGCGAGCTTGCCGAGACCAAGTACGTTGCGCCCGTCAAGGCTGCTTCGTTCAAGGTCTGGGAGCACGGCTCGTTCTCGTGCGGCAAGTCGTTTCCTGCTGGCTCTGAGTTCTCGCGCTCGTCCCTCGACGAGGTCGACAGCAGGGCCTGCACTGACGACATGATCCAAACGGCTATCGACGCGGGCGTTCTCACGCCACTCTGATGCCTTCGTACATCTCGCAAGCTGACCTTGAGGCTCGCCTCTCGGCGAAGGTCGTGCGTCAGATTTGCGACGACAACAACGACGGAAAGGCCGACCCGAGCGCGATTGCTCGCATCATCGAAGATGCAGAAGCAAAGTTCGAGTCGGCCATCCGCAACGTCGTCTCGGTGCTTCCTCTTTCGCCGGTTCCGACCGAAGCCAAGCGCCTCGTGCTCGACATCGCGGAAGCGTACGCCGCGAAGCGACATCCTCGCTATGTGCGGCTCGATTGGGAGCGGCTCATGAAGGCATGCGACGTCGACCTCGACCGCATCGCCACTGGCAAGCGACGCCTCAACGCATCGCCGCCTGAGCCGACAGGCATTCACCAACCGCCGCAGCAGCTCGGACCCATCTCGGCAAGCGGCGAAGAAGAAGCGCGACGCTTCGACGACATGGGTGACTTCTGATGTTTGACGTGACCATCGAAGGCGAGTCTGAGCTTGTCGGTGCATGGGTCAACGTGCGGTCCGCGGTCCGCGGTGGCATGCGTCGAGGCGTCGACTTGGGTTGCCGTGAGGGCGCCGCAGAAGCGCGCTCCCGGCATGCGTTCAAGAACCGCACTGGCAAGCTCGAGAAAAGCATTCGAGGTGGCCTGACCGGCTCATCGGAGACTGAGCAGACCGGCGAGATTGTGGCGAGTGAGGAACACGCTTCGTTCGTCGAGAACGGCACGCCAGCGCACGAGATTCGTGCCAGGAACGCGCCGTATCTGGTCTTCGAGTGGAAGGGTCGCATCGTGCGAACGAAGAGCGTGAACCACCCAGGGACGCGCCCACTTCCGTTCATGGGCTTGGCCTATCACAAGGCTGAAGCCGTCATCATCCGCGAGACCGAAGTGGGCGTCGCGTTCGCGCAGCAAATCCTCGACCGATGACCGAAAGATTCGGCGCGCTCGAGTTGCCCGCAGCGACGGGCAGCGACGCGCTCACCGACCCAGCGCTGGCGCTCATCACGAGCTTCGTGCGCGCGGCAATCGAGTCTGACCTCACTGCCGCATGGGTTGAGGTAGACCCGACGTCGGCGAGCGCGTGTTGCTACGCGTACCCGCACAATCCGACGGAGCAGAGCTTCAACGACCGCAACTTGCCTGCATTGTACATGTGGCGCGACGGTGTGCCGCGGACGTCGGAGTACGGCAGCGACTTCATGATGTCGTCGACCAAGTTGGTCGGCGTTTGGGTGATGCCGCCGGCTCACGACGAAGACGCGAGGTCGCGCGAGCCCATCTTCAACGGTGTGCACGCATCCGTAGCGCGCGCTGTCTACCGCGGCCGGCACAAGGCTTGGGTGCTCGACGGCGACACCTATTATGACCCGCAGACGTACGGCTCGGTGCTCGCAAGGCACGCGGGCTTTGCGTCGCTCTCGCTGGCGAAAGCCGAGCGCACCAAGCTGCGCATCGAAATGCGGGACGGCTCCGGCGTCGACGAATACGACGCCATTCAACTCACGTTCGACCTGCAGGAGCGATACGAAGCAGACCCAGGCGAGCACGGCTTCGAGCAAACCGAGCTGCAAGGCGACGTTCGCGCCGGCACGAGCTTCGTCGTCGACTCGTACCGATTCAAACCGACGCTGTCGAGCGTTGCGCCGGCATCGGGCGCAGTCGGCGCCGTGCTCACGCTGAGCGGCACTCAGCTTCACGCCGTGACGTCGGTCCGCATTGGCGGCGTCGAGGCAACCTTTGCGCTTGTCGACGAGTGTCGCGTTACCGCGATTGCTCCGACACACGCGGCCGGCGTCGTCGACGTCGTGGTCACCGTCAACTCTGGCGCAACAGCAACGCTGCTGGCCGCCTTTACCTACCTCTGAGAGGCCTGATGAAGCACGTCAACGTCATTCCAAACCCGTACAGCGCAGTCGCACCGGACGGTGTTCCGCAGGGCGTCTATCCGTTGCCTGGTGCGCCTGGCCGATGGATTGGCGCGGCGTTCGACGACAAGGCATCTGCAGCGGTGAACGGCAAGGCTCGGTTCCGGTTCAGTCTCGACAAGTCGAGTGTGCCGCTGACCGGCGAAGTCGCTCGCGCTGTTCGCTCTGGCGAGCTCATTGCAGGCGACGAGGCATGTGCCGATGCGTGCGGCGTCAAGTTCGCGACGCTCGACAAGATGCTTGCACATTGCAAGCAAGTGGCCGCCTCCGCGTTTGCGGGAGAGCTCGCCGACATCCCGATGATTGAGACCGAGGCGAAGGCTGAGAAGCCCGAAGCCACCGGCAAAAAGTAACCCCCAAGAGACACGAGGGACACCATGGCATTTGGCGATACGGGCGTTAGCCCGAGTTACAAGGTCCCCAAGTTCATTGCGAAGATCATCTTCGCCTCTGGCTTGGTAAGCGCCGCAAATTCTGAGAGCGCCGTGCTCTGCGTCGGGATGAAGACGTCGGCCGGCAGCATGACGGCCAACGCTTCGCCGGTCGGACCGGTCACCAGCAAAGAAGAGATTGACGCGTATGCAGGCGTTGGTTCGCAGCTCGCTCGCATGGGCTACGCTGCGCTTCGCATTGCGGCCGCTCGTGGCGTACCGCTCTACCTGCAGGCCGTGAGCGAACCGGCTGGCACTGCAGCCACGGCAACCATCACCATCGGCGGCACGTGGTCGAGCGCTGGCGAGCTTGTGTTTCGCTTCGCTGGTCAGCAGGTCTCGGTCGCTGTCGCGTCTGGAGACACGACGACGCAGGTTGCTACCGCGGTCGCCGCTGCGTTCAACAAGTACTCTGCGCTGCCTGCCACCGCTGGCTCGGCCGCTGCGGTCGCCACGCTGACGTGCCGCAATATCGGCGCGTCGCAGCGCGATTGGATTCTGTACTACCGTCCCGACCTGTCGACGGTGCCCGCAGGCCTCACCGTGACGCTCGCTGGATCTGCAACGGTCAACACGACTGGCGTTCGATTCGGCGCGAGCGGTAGCGGCACCGGAACCGAAGACGTCACGACCTGCCTCACGTTCCTCACCTCGAAGCGCTACGCGCGCATCGCGTGCGGGCAGAACGACGCGACGAACGCGGCTCTCTGGGAGACGCAGGTCAACACGAACGCGGCGCCGCTGTCGCTCTTGCTTGAGCACATGGTGTTCGGTCACAACGGCACAACGTCGGCCGCCATCTCGCTTGCACAGACCACGTTGAACGCGTTTCTCGGCCAGGTCGTCTACCACCGCAACAGCGAGGCTCACCCGGCCGAGATTGCTGCCGTCAATGCCGCCTTGCGCGCTGCGACGGAAGGCACGAACCCGGTGCCCGATTACGACAACGTGGAGCTTGAAGGCGTACCGCCGCAAGCCTTCCCCGCCGACCTTCTGTCTGACGCTGAGCAGAACACGCTGCTCAACGCAGGCGTGACGCCAGTGCACACGGTCAACGGCACGAGCCGCATCGTGCGCGCCATCACGACTTACTGCCTTAACGGCGCAGCTCAGGATGAGCGCTGTCTCGACATCGGCGATGCCGTGATGCCTGACTACGTGACGCTTGACCTTCGAGCCGTGTATGAGTCGAGCTTCCGTCGCGCCAATCCGCTTGTGAGGCCCGACCCGGCGCCCGAAGAGAAAGAGCCGCCAACAGGCATCGGCTACCCGAAGCTTTGGAACTCCCAAGTTGCTGCGCGCGTCGAGTCTATCTACTACGCCAACGGCTGGGTATCTTCGCTCCCTACCGGTGTGTGGGCCCCGAAGGCCACGTTCAACACGACGGGCAAGTACATCATGTGCGAGCTCCCGCTTGACGTGAGCCGCGTACAGCACCGCCTCGACCAAGTCGTGCGCCAGGTCTCCAACTCCTAACCAACCAACCCCCGCGTGCATGATGCACGCTTCATCTTTGACGCCTGCCGCTCTCGTTAGCGCGCGGGCTGGAGGCGTTCCATGGCAAATCCCACAGTCCGCGCAGTGGCTTTCTACTGGAAGGGTCGCAAGGCGGCGTACGTCAACCAGGTCAACCCGAAGTTCAAAACGGGCCGCTCCGCGCTTTTCGGCGCTGAAGGCTATCTCTGTCACTCGAAGGGCGCCGGCATGACGACCTTTGAGATCAATGAGGTCGTTCCCGTCAGCGGCTCCACCACTGTCGACGACATCGTGCAGATTCTTGCTCAGCAAGACGTCGAAGTGCAATGCGTGCTCGGTGGCAAGTACTTCACCGTGACGTGCGCCGTCATGGAGGCCGACTACTCGTCAGACACCGAGACCGGCAAGGTGACAGGCAAGATCGTGCTCGAGGGCGGAGTTCCGGCCATCGTATGAGCAAGTTCTCCCAAATTGCCAAAGGCACGCGCGCTCGCAAGCGAGAGAAGCTCCCGCTTATGGGCGCGCGGTTCTCTGTCGAGACCGGTGAATGGGATGGCCCCACCGTCGACGTCGACATAGTGGCTTTGACGCCGGGCGAAGAGCTCGCCGTATTCAGCCAGGCCCGAGAGTACTGCGCCAAGCGTGGCTCAGTCTCGGAAGACGACGAAGCCTTTCAGCATGCCATCCGCGTGTTCACGCTGGCCAAGTCGTGCGTCGATTCGGAGTCACCAAGCGACCCTCCAGCGCCTTTCTTT